CGCTTCATCATGGAAGACTTAGATTCTAAAATCTGGAACAGGTACACAGACCTGCACGATGTGCCAGTGTTAGATATGCACGATTACAACGGTGTCCGCAGGGAGGACTTCTGATGTTTAGTTTAGCGCGTAACGGTGAAAGGTTTGGATACTGCGCCAAGGACAAGGCAGGCATAGAGAAATTCCGTGGATGGTACATAGACGATCATGTGGTGGCAGAAGCGGCGCAAATCCAACTAAGACTGTGGAATGAGTCTAAGACTTCTTTACTCCAGTCAGACGCAGAGCAGGTGGCTCGTGACACGCTTGAAGAGCAAATTACCATTGTGGAGGTCTAATGGATAAGGTAAGAAACATCAAACGCTGTGAAGGCTGTCCAAAGTGGATACGCTCCACTAAAGAAATTGTTTTTTGTGAAGAATGCACACGGCTCAATGAAATAATGAATTCTTTGTGGAAGACTCCTGACATGGAAGGCGTTGAGTCATGTTAAGACCACATCAAGAAGTAGCGGTAGAGGCTCTGAGGCAGTCTCTACGCAAAGGTAAGATGCGACCCTTGCTGGCAGCACCTTGTAGTATGGGCAAGACGATGATTGCAGCCCATATCATGATGAACGCAGCAGAGAAGGGTATTAGGTCTGTATTCTTCTGCGACAGGGTTAAATTAGTCTCTCAGACAACTGACACGTTTGAGCGTCTAGGAGCTTCATACAGCGTCTTACAGGGCGATGACCCAAGGTACGATCCTAGCAAGCTGATTCAGATAGCGTCCATCCAGACGGCTGTACGGAGGAATCACCTGCCTTTTGGACTAGCTATCGTGGATGAGTGCCACACCATGTACAAAGGTTTGGTTGATGGGTTCATGAAACGCTATGACAACGTGCCGTTTATAGGACTATCAGCAACGCCATTCTCTAAAGGTCTGGGGATTCACTGGGACGATCTAATAGTCACCACAACCACCAGACAGCTACTAGATCAAGGCTGGCTATGTCCTACAGATTATTACGTTGGCAAGTCCATAGACCTTAAAGGCATCAAGACTAAAGCCCTATCAACTGGTGGCTCAGACTATGACCCAGAGGCATTGGGCAAGGCGATGATGGATGACACGTTCAATGGCGACATAGTAGAGAATTACCGCAAGCATTCCAATGACTTACAGAGAAAAGCCATAGCCTTTAGTCCTTCGGTGGCACACTCCAAGTCAATGGTGGAAAAGTTCAACGCTGCTGGCATCCCTGCATTGCACATAGATGGTTACATGGGCGATGAGGAGCGAAAGTACATCTACGATGACCATAGGTCGGGACGGTGCAAAGTCTTGTGCTGTAGCCGTCTCCTCGGTGTAGGATACGATGATCCTTCGGTGGAGATACTGATAGACTGCTTCCCTACCAAGTCTCCGATAGCGTTCGTACAGAGGGCAGGCAGAATCTGGCGCATCTGTGAGGGCAAAGAGAAGGCCACCTATCTTGACCACGCAGGAAACCTAAAGACTTTCGGCTTCCCAGAAGACATAGTTCCGTCTAAGCTGGATGACGGTACTCAAAAGTTTAATGAGCGTAAGCAGCTCAAGAAGGATGAGCGTGAAAAGATAACCAGAGATTGCCCTGTTTGTTCAGCAGCGTTCCAAGGCAGGGCTTGTGCCTGTGGATATACCATCCCATCAAGAGACCCTGTGTTTAAAGACGATGGCTCAATGCTTAAGAAGGCAGGCAAAGACTTTAAGGTAGAAGACAAGTCAGCATGGATGGGGCAGTTTGTTCAGTACGGTAATGACAAGGGCTACGCTGAAGGCTGGGCATCTCACCAATACAAAACCAAATTTGGCGTATGGCCCAAGGGAGTCGATAGAACTCCCAAGCCAGTAACCAAAGAAGTAAGAGGGTTCATTACCCACACCAACATCAAAAGGAGAATGAGCGATGCTAAACCTAGAACGTATTCTTGGTAGTCTGGAGAAGGTCAGGAAGTCAGGAAAGAACTATGTAGCCTGCTGTCCTGTACATGGGGACAACAACCCTTCAATGTCCATCAAAGAGGCTGAGGACAAGGTTTTGATGTACTGCCACGCCTGTGGTGCTAAAGGCCCAGAGATTGTACAAGCCCTTGGGATGAAGCCAGACGTACTGTTTGATAAGCCCTTCAAGACGGAATACGACCGTCACTGGCTGCTAAACAAGAAAGCCGATTGGGATGACACCATGCTGATGATGGCGCATGAAACACTATCTCAAGGAAAAACAATAAGTTATAATGACTACAAGGAAATAAAGCAGTCATTGGCTCGTAGAGAACAACGCAGGAAGTTAAGGTTGCCGATACTATTTAACATGGACATTGCACTATGAGAGACAACTCTTGGATCAGCGAAAGAATTCAGAAGGAAACAGAAGAGTTTTTAGCTAAGGGCGGGAAGATCAAAGTCTTTCCTTCTCAGTCATTTAGTAAAGGTCATGAAAACAAAGCCCTGCGTGACGAGACCTTTGCCAAGTACACGGCTAAGAAGAACAAGTCATGATACAATCAGGAAAACCCTACAGGAGCTAGACCAGTGAGTAACCCTCCTCACAGACCGCCACGAGTCTTTACAGAGCAAGAAATCAAAGAATGCTTTGAGCTGTCTGATGTATTAAGTCAAAAGCAGTTAGCTGATTATTTTGGCTGTACTTCCAATACCTTACGAGCAGCCTTTGAAAGACAGACAGAACTTTCTGAGGCGTACAGGAAGGGCAAGTCATTAGGTATTACAAAGGTTGCCAAGTCATTGGCTGCAAAGGCTTTAGATGGGGATGTAAACGCTGCTAAGTTTTACCTCTCACATCAAGCAGGATGGACAGAGACCAAGCGTACTGAGTTATCTGGCAGAGACGGCGACCCTATTGAGATAGACAACCATTGGACTATTGAGGTGGTGGAATGAGTACAGGGCCTTGGGAGGGTGGCAAAGGCTCAAGGCCACGCAAGTACAAGGTTCAAAAGTATTTAGACAACTACGACAGGATATTCGGAAATGCCAGCAAGCAAGAAGAAGGGCAAGAAGGGCATCAGCGAGAACATCAAGATAGAGATGGCAGCGGGGAAGCCCCAAAAGCAAGCGATAGCAATTGCTATGTCAAAGGCGAAGCGTAAGAAGGCGACCTACGAATAAATGCCTAAGATGCAAATCCCTAAGAAGCTCAGGCGGTTTATAGACACGCCTAAACGCTTCAAGATTGCCATAGGTGGGCGAGGCTCAGGCAAGTCAATGAGCTTTGCTGATATGTGCCTGATGGACGCGCAGACCAAGGGGATTAAGACTGCTTGCTTCCGTGAGTTTCAAAACAGCATAGACGACTCAGTTCATGCCCTACTCAAGTCAGAGATAGAGCGACTCAACCTCCAAGGGTATGAGATACAAAACAACCAAATCCTCCTGAATGACGAACCAGCGTTTAAGTTCCGTGGTCTAGCAAGAAACCCAGAGGGAGTGAAGTCAATGCACGGCTTCCAACGGTTCTGGGTGGAAGAAGCCCAGACTATCTCCTTCAACTCCCTCAAAGCTCTAACGCCTACTCTCCGTGAGGAAGGCTCAGAGATATGGTTCAGTGCTAACCCAAGGTCTAGTGTGGATGCGTTCAGCCAGCGGTTCATCAAGCCGTATGAGAAGCAACTTCGTAGGGATGGTTTCTACGAGGATGACTTACACCTAATCGTCATCATCAACATCACTGACAATCCCTTAGCCCCTGATGTCCTCAAGCAAGAGATGGAACACGACCGAGCGTTAATGTCTCCTGCTCTGTTCCAGCATATCTGGGAAGGTGAATACTACGACTCTGTTGAAGACAATATTATTCCAACCGAGTGGTATGACGCTGCGATAGATGCGCACATCAAGCTAGGCTTTGAGCCGTCTGGTGCGTTGATAGCCTCACACGACCCCTCAGACGAGGGCGGGGACTCAAAAGGCTTTTCGCTGCGTAAAGGCTCGGTAGTCTTAGAGGTGTGTGAAAAGGTAACAGGAGATTCAGGCGAAGGCATGGATTGGGCTTTACAGAAAGCTCGGCAAGCACAAGCTGATTGGTTTGTCTGGGACTGTGACGGTCTAGGTATATCCCTCAAGCGTCAGGTAGACCAAGAGCTTGAATTTACTGCGATGCAGAAGCACCAGTTCCGTGGCTCAGAGACTCCTGATGATGCCGCTGTACCGTATAGTGGTTCAGACTCCAAGACCAACAAGGACACGTTCTTCAACAAGAGGGCGCAGTACTGGTGGAAGCTAAGGGATAGGTTTGAGGCTACCTACCGAGCCGTAGTGAAGGGTGAGTACGTCAACCCTGATGATATAATCTCCCTATCCTCAGAGATTGAGGTATTAGATCAATTGCGAAGTGAAGTGTGCAGAATACCGCAAAAACGCTCAAACAATGGTAAAATCCAGATCATGTCGAAGATAGACATGGCTAAGAAGCCGTATGAGCTACCGTCTCCTAACATGGGTGATGCGCTTATGATGTCAATGTTTTCACCAAAGGCAGTCCAGAAAGCGGCTGTCAAAATCAATTTTAAGGGCTGGGGCTAATGGCTACCTACGAAAACGGATACGAAGAGAA